AAATACTGGTGAGATTAAAGACGACAAGAAGTTTATGTCCATGATGGAAGACTTCTGGTTGCCTAGACGCGAAGGTGGTAGAGGTACTGAAATCTCCACACTTCCTGGTGGGCAGAATCTTGGCGAACTTGAAGATGTAAAATATTTTCAAAAGAAACTTTATAAGGCACTTAATGTTCCTGGTTCACGTCTAGAAACAGAAACGACATTTAACATTGGTCGTGCTGCTGAAATTACTCGTGATGAAGTTAAGTTCCAGAAATTTATCGCTCGTCTTCGCAAGCGTTTCTCAGAACTCTTTACAGATCTTTTAAAAACACAACTCATTCTCAAAGGCGTTATGTCTATTGAGGAATGGGATGAGATGAAAAATCATATTCAATTTGATTTCATTGCAGATAATTACTTTACAGAACTTAAAGAGATTGAAATTCGTAATGAGCGTATGAATCAAGTAAATGTTATGGATCCTTATGTTGGAAAATATTTCTCAGTAGACTTTATTCGTCGTCAGGTTCTAAAACAAACCGATGTAGAGATTAAGGAGATTGATGAGCAAATCGCTGATGAAATGGAAGCAGGTATTATTGCTGATCCTAATGCGGAAATGGATCCCGCTATGGCTGCTGGCAATGAAGGTGGAGGAGCACCAGCAGCAGAAGTAGCACCCAATGAGCAAGAGTCCGCAGTTGAACCAAGTGATGCCCGTAGGGGTGAATTTTAAATAGACTAAATATTATATAGTGGGAACATTATTATGCCTAGCGAAATTTCACAAAATATTGTAAAACAAATCTTTAGCGATGATAAATCATCCGCAATTGATTCTATTAATGATGCTTTAGGTGCTGCATCTTTTGATGCCATCCAACAGCGTAAGATTGATTTTGCAAAAAGTATGGGATTCGAATTAGATGATACTGCTCAGGATTCTGCAGATGAAATTGCAGATAGTCTACCTGATACAGGTGATGTGGAAAATGTAGAAGTTGATGAACGTCAACCACATGAACCTCCCGCCACTGAGGCATCTGCCGAAGAACAAACAGAAGAAACCCCAGAAGAAGAAAATGAAACTGATAGCTGAAGAAATTACTCAAGTAAATTTTCTCTGTGAAGAGAATGAAGGCAAGAAGAATTACTTCATCGAAGGTATCTTCTTGCAGGCAGAACTGCAGAACCGCAATGGTCGCATGTATAAGTTACCAACTTTACAACGCGAAGTTGCTAAATACAGCGAGAACTACATTCAAAAGGGGCGTGCCCTTGGCGAATTAGGTCACCCCGATGGTCCTTCTATCAATCTTGATAGGGTGTCACATAAGATTGAATCTCTCAAGGAAGATGGAAACAACTTCATTGGTAGAGCAAAAATCCTTGATACTCCCATGGGTAATATTGCAAAGAACCTTCTTTCTGAAGGCGTCAGTCTTGGCGTTTCTTCTAGAGGTATGGGTTCTTTAGTCAAAAAAGAAGGTTGTAATGTCGTCGCAGATGACTTTATGCTTGCAACTGCTGCTGATATTGTAGCAGATCCTTCTGCTCCTGATGCATTTGTTGACGGTATTATGGAAGGAAAAGAATGGGTTTGGGATAATGGCATCCTTAAAGAGTCTGCTATTGCTCAAATCAAACAGGAAATTGATGAAGCAACCCTTATCAATCTGCAGGAGCGTAAAATCTCCGCGTTTGCAGCATTTTTAAAGAGTCTGTGAATTATAAATAAATAAAGACAACGCTAATGCATAACGGAGTTCAAACAAATGGCTGAGACCTCACTCGATAAAGAGTTAGATAATATGGATCAAGTGACCGAAGGTTCTAACGTAGTTACTAAAGATGCTAAACCTGGCGAGAAGATGGATTCTTCTGGCGGTGGAGCACCTAAAGTAGTTGATGTTACTTCGGATTCCGAAGAAGGTGCAAAGGGCACCAAAAACGCTGGCGCTTCTGCTGCTAAAGCAGTAGGTAAAGCACCAGTCCCTAGCACCAAACCAAGTGACGCATCTGCTAAAATGGAGGAAACGGAAGATGGCGAAGAAGTCCTCGCTGAAACCGACCTCGACTTTACTGAAGATGTTGACGCTCTTGTCGCTGGTGAAGGACTCTCAGAAGAGTTCCGTGTAAAAGCAACAACTATCTTTGAAGCAGCTGTAACCAGTCGTGTTAATAGAGAAGTTGAAGCGTTGACAGAGGCATTTGAATCTACCTTAACTGAAGAAGTTGAAAAGATTCAAACAGAATTGGCCGAGAAGGTTGATGACTATCTCACATATGCTGCTGAATCTTGGATGAAGGAAAACTCCCTCCAGATCGAGCATGGTATTAAAACTGAGATGGCAGAGTCATTCTTCTCTGGCCTAAAAGGTCTTTTCCTAGAGCACAACTTTACGGTGCCCGAAGAAAAGTTCAACATGCTTGATGGCATGGTTGAAGAAATTGATGATATGGAAGCTAAACTCAACGAGCAAATCGACGCTAACGTCTCCTTGAATAAGAGAATTGGCGAGTTTGTAAAAATGGAAATTGTGAACGAATGTGCTACTGGTCTTGCTGAAACCCAAAAGGAGAAGCTTGCATCTTTAGCCGAGGGTGTTGAGTTTGAAACTGAAGATGACTTTAGAAATAAGGTCAACACGATTAAGGAATCCTACTTCACTAGAAAGGCTGAACTTGCAGAATCTGTAAGTGACCCCAGTGTAGAAGCAGCGGAACCCCTTGTCGAAGACACCACGAGCGGTTCAATGTCGCAATACGTTGATGCCCTTGCTCGCTGGTCCAAATAATTGTAAACCCTAACTACTAAAACTGGAAATTAAAATGTCTATTAAAAACCTCCAGGAGAAGTGGGCACCCGTCCTGAATCACGATTCTTGTCCCGAGATTACTGATTCCCACAAGCGTGGCGTCGTTGCTCAACTCCTAGAAAACCAAGAAAGAGCTACTACAGAAGAAGCTCAAATGCTTAACGAAACACTTGCTACCGCTGGTACAGGTGGTTTCGGTGGCGGTGCAACCGCAACTGGTCCTAACGCAGGTTTCGATCCTGTTCTGATCAGCTTGATCCGTCGCTCTATGCCTCAACTGATCGCCTATGACGTTGCAGGCGTTCAACCGATGACTGGTCCTACTGGACTGATCTTCGCAATGCGTACTCAGTATGGTTCTGAGCGTAGCCCTGCTTCTAGCGATTACAGAGAAGCAATGTTCAATGAGCCCAACGCTGGTTTCTCTGGTGGTGCTGGTACAGGTCTTAGCAACTACGATACCAACGCTTCAGATGCCACAAACGACGCCCAAGGCGCTAACCCTGGTCTCCTGAACGATTCCCCCGCTGGAACCTATGAGCAGACTGGAGACGGTACTGGCATGGCTACAGCAACTGCTGAAGCACTTAACGATGGTTCTGCAGGAACCGCTTTCCGTGAGATGGGTTTCTCCATCGAGAAGGTTAGTGTTACTGCTAAGTCACGCGCCCTGAAGGCCGAGTACAGCCTTGAGCTTGCTCAGGACTTGAAAGCGATTCATGGTTTGGATGCCGAGCAAGAGCTCGCCAACATCCTCAGCACAGAAATTCTTGCTGAAATCAACCGTGAAGTTGTTCGTACCATCTACACAAACGCTGTTACTGGTGCTCAGAACAATACCGCTAACGCTGGTATCTTTGACCTTGACGTTGACAGCAACGGTCGTTGGTCTGTTGAGAAGTTCAAAGGACTTCTGTTCCAGATTGAGCGCGATGCTAACGCTATCGGTCAGCAAACTCGTCGCGGGAAAGGCAACATCCTGATCTGTTCTGCCGACGTTGCTTCTGCACTGGGTATGGCTGGTGTTCTTGACTACACCCCTGCTCTCCAAGGCAACAACGCCCTGACAGGTGTTGATGATACCTCCAGCACACTGGTTGGTACACTCAACGGCAAGATCAAGGTCTACGTTGATCCTTACTCTGCTAACGTAAGTGACAAGCACTTCTACGTTGCTGGTTACAAAGGACAAAATGCATTCGATGCAGGTCTGTTCTATTGCCCATACGTTCCTCTGCAGCAAGTCAGAGCAATCAATCCTGACACCTTCACTCCGAAGATCGGTTTCAAGACCCGCTACGGCATGGTCTCAAACCCCTTCTCACAAGGTCTCACACAGGGTTCAGGTGCTCTTACCGTCAACTCCAACCGTTACTACCGTCGTGTACAGGTTGCAAACCTTATGTGATCCATCAGGATACACAACTACTGGACCCTTCGGGGTCCTTTTTTTATGCCTAGGTATAAATTAGTAGGCATTAATATTCTTTGCTACTCATACTCATTTCGTCAGAATATGCTAACATTTGGTATAGATAGTAACAGAACTATGAGGTGAACAAATGAACCCAAACTTTAATTATATTATGACTCACAGTTATGAACAAAAGAAAAATGAAGAACAGCACGTCGATCAATCAGTTGTATGAGTGGAGACATTTTGATGCCTCACCAGAAGAATCTGAATTGGAGTTACTAAACGACTATTACGAATGTCTAATTGAATGCGATGATACAAATCAAGCATCATGTAAAAAAATCTGTAGAGAGGTTCTTATGTAAATTGCATACATATTATACCGTGTGAAGGAAGTACAGAGGGGGTTTTAGGACCCCCTTTTTCTATGTCTAAATATTGATATAGATGATTATTATGATGCTAATTAATGATTATAAAATTGAAGATTTTATTGGTGTTTTTGATATAGACATCCATCAAATTGAAATTGATAAGTATATTGATTACTTCAATAGATGCGAATCTATGAAAGTAAGTGTAAAAAGAAATGTTTGGAATACGCACGATAAAACTATCGATGGAAAATATATTGGTCATATACAAGATAGAGTTAACTCTATTGGACCTGACCTTGTTTCTCTTCCAGAAAAAAGTGTAGTTGGATCAGCATCTTATAGACTTATCATGGAAAAGTCTGGAGAATTGAGTGGAATTTTTAACAATATATCTCATGCTTGTTATGAAAAATATTGTGATAAATTTTTTACTCTCCGTACAATACAATCTCAGATATACAATGTAAATATTCAAAGAACATTACCAGGTGAGGGATATCATGTGTGGCATTGCGAGAACGAACATACATACAGATCTTCTAACACAAGAGTTCTTGCAGTTATGATGTATTTGAATGATATAGATGATGACGCTGGTGGTGAAACGGAATTTATTTACTTACATAAAAGATTTAAACCAAAACGAGCAAGAGTTCTCATGTGGCCATCAGGATTTACTCATACTCATAGAGGTAACGCCCCATTAAAAGGTGAAAAATATATTATAACGGGGTGGATAGAAAGAAACTTACAAGACAATAGCATTTTAGGATAATGGCAAACTGGTACGACGATCAACTTTCAAACAAAAACTATCTTTCACCAATTGGATTTTTATTCATTTTGGATAAAGCAAAGAAAGTTTCTTTCTTATGTCAAAAAGCAGAAATCCCTACTGTCGAATTGGGTCAAGTAGAAATTCCTACAAGAGGTAGAGTGGTAATCCCTACTGAAGGGAACATGCGGTATAGTGATTTTAATGTTGAGTTTATTGTTGACGAAGATTTAGAGAATTACATGCAGTTACATAACTGGATGAGAGCATTAGGAACACCACAAGATGATGAGGAAAGATTCGATTGGATGAACGAAACCAGCACTATTGAGTTGGGAGATAAAAGATTTTCTGATGCAACACTTCAAGTTTTAAACAATAATAATATTGCAAACTTTGATGTTGTATTCAAAGATTTATTTCCAACAAGTTTATCAACATTATCATTTGATGTAACAGGAACTGATAATGATTATTTTACAGCAACTGCAACATTTAGATATACAATCTATGAGATCCGAGATGTCAATCGTAAGACAAGAAGATGATAGAATGGAGACAATATGTACTAGACAATTGGGTTCTTGATCCGAAAGAAAGAAAACTTCTGCAGGATGGACCTAAGAGTTTAGCGCAAGCATGGCACTTACAAGCAATCAAACATCGTTATGAATCTAGAAACACTTCAAGAAATGTGGAAGACTGACTCCAAGTTGGATGAAGACTTACATGATAATGACTCATTAGCAATCCCACAACTTCATATGAAATATATGGAGTTCCATAATACATATTCTCTTATGAAAAAAGAAAGAGAATTGGAAATGAAAAGATTGCTTAAAGAAAAATGGTTGTATTACAAAGGTAAAGCACCTGCTTCAGTATATAAAGAACTGCCGTTTGATCTTAAATTAACTGCCAAGGATGAACTGGTAATGTTTATTGAGGCAGATCAGGACATTCAAAAAATTCAATTTAAGATTGACTACATAGAGCAAGTTTTATTCTTCTTGGATGGTGTGCTGCGGATGATAAATTCTCGCACTTACCATATCAAGAATGCTATTGAATGGAAAAGATTTCAATCTGGTGTGTAATTAAATTATGATTAAATATGGTGCTCCCTATATGCACATCCCATCTGATGCAAATCTTATGCATGAAGTT